GACTACATCCCCAAGCATGTGCTTTCTACTAAGAACAAAGCAAAGACTTGGAAGTACGGCTATGACCCAAAGTATGACCTTGTAATCATATCGAAAGACGGAACTCTCGGTGAGGTATACGAGATTCAGAATCTAAAGATTGGACTTCCGAAACCTCCCAAGGCGTGTCCTCAAAGACACGCTAAGAGAAGTGAGCAGTATTGGGAGAGAGAAGAAATCCCTGCTCACCTGAATAAAATCCAATCCATCTTCCAATGGAACGAGATGACCTCGGACTTCAAGTCGAGGTACGTTGACTATATCGAGCGTGAGTTCGACAGGAGGGACGATGGCTATTGGTTTATGAACGATGGCAAGCCAACCTATCTTACAGGGGCGCACTACATGTACTTGCAATGGACAAGCATTGATGTAGGATACCCTGATTTTCGCGAGGCCAATCGTTTGCTGTACATCTTTTGGGAAGCGTGCAAGGCTGACCGAAGGAGCTTTGGCATGGTGTACCTGAAGATTCGTCGTTCAGGCTTTTCATTTATGTCGTCGTCAGAGTGTGTAAACACCGCGACACTCGCCAAGGATTCTCGTGTAGGCATCCTTTCCAAGACGGGTACAGATGCCAAGAAGATGTTTACCGACAAGGTTGTTCCAATCAACAGCCGACTTCCATTCTTCTTCAAGCCTATCATGGACGGTATGGACAAGCCTAAGACAGAGCTTGCATACCGAGTGCCTGCGGCTAAGATTACTAAGAAGAACATGTTTGATATTGAGGAGGAACAGATTGAAGGTCTCGACACCACAATTGATTGGAAGAATACTGACGACAATTCTTACGACGGTGAGAAGCTACAGCTTCTTGTTCATGATGAGAGCGGCAAGTGGCTCAAGCCAAATAGCATTCTCAACAATTGGCGTGTCACCAAGACGTGCTTACGGTTAGGTAGCAAGATTATTGGCAAGTGCATGATGGGGTCAACCTCCAATGCATTGTCTAAAGGTGGAGGAAACTTCAAGGACTTGTACCGAGACTCTGACGTGCTCAAGAGAAACAAGAACGGACAGACCAAGAGCGGGATGTACTCCCTTTTCATTCCGATGGAGTGGAACATGGAAGGGTTTATCGACCGCTACGGCATGCCCGTGTTTAGAACGCCGCACAGTGCTGTCAAAGGTATCGACGGAGAAGACATCCATCAGGGGGCTGTAGATTATTGGCAGGCTGAAGTGGACTCGCTCAAGTCAGATGCTGATGCTCTTAACGAATACTACAGGCAGTTTCCGCGAACAGAATCACACGCCTTCAGAGATGAAAGCAAGCAGTCCATCTTCAACCTCACACGTATCTATCAGCAGATAGACTACAACGATAGCTTGATTATCAATCAGCACATTACACAGGGTAGCTTTAGATGGAAGGACGGTATCAAAGACACATCGGTTATTTTTTCTCCTGATAAATCAGGACGATTCAAGGTGTCATGGGTTCCCCAAAGTGGGATGCAGAACAGAATTTCTCAGAGAAACGGAATCAAGTATCCGGACAATGAGCACCTTGGCGCATTTGGCTGTGACTCGTATGACATTTCAGGCGTAGTGGGTGGGGGAGGCTCTAACGGTGCGCTTCATGGATTGACTAAGTTTAATATGGACGATGCACCGAGCAATGAGTTCTTTTTAGAATATGTCGCAAGACCACAGACAGCAGAGTTGTTTTTTGAGGATGTTCTTATGGCCTGTGTGTTTTATGGGATGCCTATCCTTGTAGAGAATAACAAGCCTAGACTGTTGTATCATTTCAAGAACCGAGGCTATCGAGGATTCTGTATGAACAGACCTGATAAAACATATAATAAACTATCCAAAACGGAGAGAGAACTTGGGGGAATCCCAAACTCTTCTGAAGACGTGAAGCAGGCGCACGCTTCAGCTATTGAGTCCTACATTGAAAAGTATGTAGGCATAGATATGGATGGCTCGTTTAGAGATACAGACGAGATGGGTTCTATGCTATTTACACGAACCCTTGAAGATTGGGCGAAGTTTGACATTAGCAACAGAACCAAATTTGACGCAAGTATTAGTTCGGGATTGGCTATCATGGCTTGCCAAAAGCACCTGTATCAGCCCGAAAAGAAGACAAATAAATTAAGCCTTACCTTTGCAAGGTATAATAACAAGGGGGCTTACAGTGAACTGATTCGATGAAGGATGTTAAGATAAACATATCATCTACAGGGTTTCCGAGTCAATTCGTGTCCGACGCTGAAAAAGACTCCGAAGAGTTCGGTCTTCAGATTGGTCAGGCCATTCAGTATGAATGGTTTAAGAAGGACGGAAGTCAATGTAGATTTTACGAGCAATTTCGTGCATTGCATCGTTTGCGCCTTTATGCAAGAGGAGAGCAATCTATTGCGAAGTACAAGCAAGAGTTAGCTATTGATGGAGATTTATCTTACATCAATCTTGATTGGACACCTGTACCTATTCTTCCCAAGTTTGTAGACATCGTTGTAAACGGAATGTCGGACAGACTTTTTTCCGTCAAGGCATACGCACAAGACGCTTTGTCACAATCAAAGCGCAGCAAGTATCAAGACCTTATTGAGGGGCAGATGGTTGCCAAACCTGTGTTGGAAAAAATTCAGAAGGCTACAGGAGCAAACCCTTTTGTTACTGACCCCGATGAGCTTCCGGAAACTGATGAAGAACTGTCACTCTATATGCAGCTTAACTACAAGCCTGCTATCGAGATTGCAGAGGAAGAAGCCATCAATACCATTTTTGAGGAAAACCACTACAATGACCTGCGCAAAAGGTTTGACTATGACCTTACCGTTTGCGGAATGGCCGTTGCAAAGCATGAGTTCCTCAAGGGCAGCGGAGTCAAGGTATCATACGTTGACCCGGCGAATGTGGTGTACAGTTACACCGACGACCCTCACTTCAAAGATTGTTTTTATTGGGGGGAGATAAAGACAGTTCACACAAATGAACTGCTGAAGATTGACCCTACTCTTACGAATGAAGACTTGCAAGAGCTTTCACAGTACGGTCAGAGCTTTTACGACTACTTCAACTTAGCACAGTATTACGACAATAGTATCTTTTACAGAGATTCTATTACGCTTCTGTACTTCAATTACAAGACGACTAACGACATCGTCTACAAAAAGAAAGTTACAGATAGTGGAAACGTAAAGATGATTGAGAAGGATGACACCTTCAATCCACCTTCCGATATGATGGAAGAGGGCAACTTTGAGAAGGTGTCAAAGAAGATTGATGTTTGGTACGACGGTATTATGGTGATGGGCACAAATTATCTTCTGAAGTGGGAGATGTCCAAAAACATGGTAAGACCAAAGTCTGCTAGTCAACACGCTATACCAAACTATGTAGCTGTAGCACCTCGCATGTACAAGGGCGTTATTGAGTCTTTGGTGAGAAGGATGATTCCTTTTGCCGACCTCATTCAGATGACGCACCTGAAGCTGCAGCAAGTTATTGCCCGCACAGTTCCGGATGGTGTATACATCGACGCAGATGGACTGAACGAGGTTGACCTTGGAACGGGCAATGCATACAACCCTGAAGACGCTTTGCGTCTGTACTTCCAAACGGGTTCTGTTATTGGTAGGAGCTATACGCAGGACGGAGAGTTCAACAACGCTCGCGTTCCTATTCAGCAGCTCACCTCCAACTCAGGCGCGTCCAAGACGCAGATGTTGATTGCCAACTACAATCACTATCTCGATATGATTCGTGCGGTTACGGGACTCAACGAGGCTCGTGATGGCAGCACCCCCGACCCCAACTCATTGGTGGGCGTACAGAAGTTGGCTGCGCTCAACTCCAATACAGCTACAAGGCACATTCTAGATGGAAGCCTTTACCTCTTTAAGACTCTTGCAGAGGGTCTGTCTTATCGTATTTCAGACATCCTAGAGTATTCTGACTTTACTGATGAGTTCATCAACCAAATCGGAAAGTATAACGTCAGCATTCTCAATCAGATTTCTGACCTATACATCTATGACTTTGGTGTGTTTATTGAAGTCGCTCCTGACGAAGAGCAAAAAGCTAAGTTGGAGCAGAACATTCAGATGGCGTTGTCTAAGCAAGACATATTCCTTGAAGACGCTATTGACATCCGCGAGATGAAGAACATCAAGCTCGCCAACCAACTGCTCAAGCTAAAGCGTAAGCAAAAACAAGACCGCGAGGAGCAGCAGATGTTGCAGGGCAAGGCTATGGAAACGGAGAGGCAGATGAAGTCTCAGCAGTTTGCAGCGCAAGCTGCTATGCAGAAGCTGCAAGCCGAGACGCAATCGAAGAT